CGCGCTCATATGGCACACGATCGATACGGTTCTCGTGTAAGGCGTTAGCCATTTCATTGGTGTAATACGCGCCCTCTGAGAAGATCCTGAAGTCGCCTTCCCATATGTGATCGTAAACATCCGGGCGTTTCTTGAGGTCTTCCTGACGCTCCTGTTCCAATACATCGGGAAACCACGGGTTATCACGCCAGTTCATTTCTACGATCTTGCACTGCTCAGGCTCTGTTACCCGAAAGCGATAATGCGTAGCGGAGTGCTTGTTCTCAGGGTTCCACGTTACCCATATCTCAGAGTCATCCTCTCGCACTGTAGGGATAAGCTTCTGCCAAGCAGTCTCAGTAACGGTCTCTGCCTCATCCACCCAGCACAGAAGAATACGGGCCTTAGACTTAATGCTATCGAGGTTCCTGCGCAGACCGGCAAAGACATAAGTGATACGCCCATCCCTAGATCGGATGTATCGCTCGCCTATCTCGTAGTAATCCATGAGACAAGGAACAGACCGTATAGCCGACTTGACCTCTTCCATAGAGGATTCATCAAGAGAGTTTAGGTGTTCACGAGCGCACAGTATCTGGCCTTGCTTACCCGCTACGCCCCAACGCATGCCCCATACGGCAGTCATTAATGCGAATGAGCGAGTCTTAGCGCTTCCCCGGCCACCGTATGAGCAACGGTATCTAGCCTCACCCGTAAACAGGCTGGCTAGTTTTGGCGGTAATTCAATCGAGACCTTTTGCGACAAGTTCAATCACCATTGGTGGAGTCATGGAACCATCGCTACTTGTGAGATCAGCATCCACTTGCTTGAGGTCAGGTAGCGTCTTAGCGAGCATCTTAAGCCTTAGTTCAGCCTGCGTTTTCTTCTGCTGTACCTTAGCTGCAAAGTGTTCATCCTTCTTAGGGTCAAGCTCTCCGATTTCATCAATCAAATCAAAGATGTATTCTGCCTTACCCCTAACGCTTAATGCGCGTCTGTTCTCTTCTTCCTTCACAGCGCGTATCTTGTGTCGTCTAGTAGCTGCCATCTCCAAAATCCTCTTCTGGGTGCGGTATTGAGTCAGCCCAGTACAGCCCCATGCTGTGTCCTGCTCTAATCTCGCCGTCCATAATGTCATTGAAAGTGAGAGGCCAAGACTCTACCGTCATGTCGTCGAATGCGACAAGCACAGTCCTCTCGTTTTTAGGCATGTTGCCCGGCCGTACCGGATACCACTGGATACCAACCACTTGCAGCATACTATCGTCTCACTGCCAATGACTTCCCGATTTTAAGGATTATCCACAGACTTCTCAACAGGCTTTGGATTAGCTGTGAATATCGACACGCCATAGGTGTCATAATTTCTTAGATATCTACGCATGGTGTCATAGTGAACCCCGTAGATAGTTGATAGCGACCAAGTGTCTACTCCCTGATCGCGTAACTTGATGGCCTCCCCCAGTTGAGCCTCAGTTAGCTTCACTACATACCACTCCTAAATTCTGGTAATCAGGCCAATGCCCTAAGCAGACCATTTCCTCGTAGAAAGCCTGCTCTGCAATCTCATCCTCGTAGTCCATGTTACCTACAAGACCCAGCAATAACAGTGCCAATACGACGCCTGCATTAAGAAGTATACGTTGTGCCTGTGTCATTATTATGTCCCTTAGCTATGCCTTTAATAGTTTCTTTTAAGCCGACGCATTTCTCGCTTGTTAATTATTTTATGCTCGCAAACCTCTGTCTTTGCTTCCGTCCAGTCGTGATTGCCATTGTTAAATTGCTTACGTAAGTCGTAGCTACTCTTGGCTTGTACAAAATAAGTTTTTTTTTGCACCACCTTTACTTCCACCACGTAAACAAGCTCATATTCTTTATCACGCTTTTCAGAGTTAGCAGACTCAATTGAGTACGATTTACTCTTATCGCCTCGCTTTGTAAAAATATCTACACGCGGACTAAGCGGTTCTTTGTTGCTATGAAATGCGTACTCAAGCGCATCATTGATTGCGTCTTTCTTGCGTGCGGCATCACACAGGTACTCGCTGTTACCATTTGCATCTGTGCCACATACCGACCAAACCTTCCACTCGTCGATCCAATCGACACGTACTGATTCCCATGAGTATTTCATAGTTTGGCCGCGATGCGCTTTATATGCGCTGGTAGGTCTTCTACATCGAACTCATTAAGCTCTGGATGCTCTACTGCAATGATAGACGCCACCTCATCCTGCCGGTAACGCCCCTTGAGTAAGATGTCGATGCGCTGCTCAATGACGTGGTTCATGCTGCCGCCTCCATATCGAGGACAGCAGCCTTAGCTGGGCGCTTAAAGAAGCCGAACTTAGCGTCCTTGTCAGACGCTGTAACAGTGGCAGTAAAGGTGATGCGGCTTTCACGCTCTGCGTCCTCAAGGCTTACTGGAACTGAGCCCCATACACGGAAGCCGCGATCATCTTGCACAAGCATCTTCAGCGCGTCGCCGTACATAGACTCTTGACGCTTAAACGCCAGTATAGTGCCAGTAATAACTACACGACCCTCTAACACATCCTCACCTGCCTCATGCGCCGCATCACGCTCAGCACGTTGCTTCTCAGTTTGCTCGGCTGCAAAACGCTGCAACTTGTAAATGTCACCCATAAGCTTGTCTTCGATAGCCTCAAAAATATCAGCAGGGCATTTAGAGATAGTGACGTAGCAATAAACGTCGTCGTCAACAACGAAAGACCGTGAGCGAGTAATTTGGATAACGCTGCGTACAGTGACAGGCAACTCTTCCCAATCTGACAGGAACTTGCCTACGCGATCAATCGGAGCCTTAAACTCACGCTGACCACTAAACGCACCGCGATAAATAGACTCGCGCTCCTTAGATGCCGGCAGAAACTGACCTGCAAGGTAAACGCCCTCGTACTCGTTGCCGCCCTCGGCCCATACATGGACGTATCCATCGCATGGAGCGTGAAAGCCAGCAGAAGAGATGACAGGCTCAACGCCGTCATTTTGCTCGGCAAGCGTTTGCTTCCAGCGAGTATCATACGCTTTGAGGCCACGCTCACGCGCAACTTCGTACTTTGAAATACGCTTCTCTAACCAGTTAAAAAAATTACTCATTGCCTATCTCCCGTTAATGCCGGGATATCCCCGACACAGATAGTGTCTCAATAAATGAAACAGTGTGCAAGGGTTATCGCAGATTTAATCGTATTTCTTGCTCTCTGATGCGTGCGCGTAACTCTACCTTGATCTCTTCTAGCTCGATTCTGTTCTGCTTGCACAGCTCACGCTTCTTGTCGTTCAGCTCCCTGACCATCTCAATACCGTAGGTGTCTACCATGTACAGTGAGTAGTCATCGTGCCGACCGCTGGCGTATTGGTTACAGCCTTTGCACTGAGGGTGTACGTTTTCCTCGATTAGTTTCGTAGCGGTGTATTTACGGCTAATGAAGTGTCCGCCGTCCATTTCCTTAAAGTGTTGCTTCTTACCACAGGTTACACACTGGGCAATGCCATCGACGTCTGCGGCCTTCATCCTTACTAGTTTCTGTAGGAGTACCGCCGCTTCCTCTCTCAGCTTCGCTACGGTCTTTTGCTTCTTGGGTTTGGTCGCCATAGGTGTATTTCCTATCGTCTGATACAGCGCGCTCCCAGACGCCACAGGTGCATTTCCAGCCCTGTAGCCCATAGGGAGACTTGTTGTAGAAAAAAGGGAGCATCACCGCATTGCAGTGAATGCATCGACGCTGCGGGATCATCTGCCGAATGGCACATCGATGTCGTGGGTTTCTGCTAGGTGCCTGCCGATAACACGTTGCACGTCGTCTACCTCGCTAGTTAGTAGGTCAGCCGATGACTTCTTGCCGAACAGTGCCTGTTGCACCTTGTCCCACATAATCAGCTTTACTAGCTCTTTAGTCGGTGAAATCGACATTGTTACGACTTGCTGCATATCCTTCCCCCTAGCATCAAGCTCTCGTGCTACATGCCCACAGAATGCATAAATGGCTTTGTTCTGTTGGCTAGTGCGCGTCTGTGGCTTTATCTGATAGGTCAGCTTTTTATCCACGTTAGCCATGATGTAGTTACACAGCTCACGCGCCTGATGCTCATTGTTTACTACCCAGTTGTGGCTACTCACGAGTTATCCTCTCCCCGGCTTTAGTAAAGCACCGGCCAAATTTATTGAGAAAATACTCCTGATGCGTGCCAAGAAAGTCATGGGTCAAATCATCCTCAAACTCCATGTCTCTGATGCTGATTTTACCATCTTTCGACTTTACCTGCCTTGCGAAAGGTGAGCCGCCACTATCGTTTGCGCGCTTTAACCAATTAACCACAAACCGTGGCCCGTTCACTTTTCGCTTCGATGGATTGGCATCAGTCCAGTTGGCTATGGCCTGCAATTCCTTATGCACATCGAGCTTATCGTAGGCTCTCTGCCACTTGATGATCTCTTCATCGCTTGGCTCGTAGTAAGTACCATCCTTTAAAACAATCATTCACACCCCTTTTAATGCCAGAGCAAGCTCTGACATGAAGTTAGTTAATAATAGCGAGCGTTAATTACTGTATCGAATCTTGTCATCTATCCGCTTGATCTGCTCTCGACCAGCGGGGCGCATCATGAAGAGGGTCAACTCCGCTCCGGGGTTCTTCGGTTCCCCGGCCTAACGCCCAGTAATCTCTGACATAAAGGAAGGCATGAGCAGTGTGTAATAACGTGTGTTTACGTGTATTAACATGTATACTGCCCATGTCTTCGTTGTTTGCCGACACTGAAGATACCACATTATTGACCCCCTTAGTCAACATAGTGGACTCCCGTAG